GGTCTTTTCTGCGGTATCTACACGACCTGTCAACGTTGTGATATCTCCAGCGTTCTTTTCAATAGCTTTCGTGTTTTCGCCGATGGCTTTCGTGTTTTCACCGATAGCTTTCGCGTTTTCGCCGATGGCTTTCGTGTTTTCACCGATGGTCTTTTCTGCGGTATCTACACGACCTGTCAACGTTGTGATATCTCCAGCGTTCTTTTCAATAGCTTTCGTGTTTTCGCCGATGGCTTTCGTGTTTTCGCCGATGGCTTTCGTGTTTTCACCGATAGCTTTCGCGTTTTCGCCTATGGCTTTCGTGTTGTTCTCGATAGCCGTATCGTGTCCGTCTACACGGGTTGTCAAGTTCGTAATATTCGTCTTGTTTTCAGCAATATTGCTTGTGTTATCCGTTACCTGTTTCTTGAACTTTGCATCCAAGCCTACGGTAACGGTCGGTGCATCATCGTTTCCGCCTACAGTCACGGTGGTTTCACCGTCCGTGCCAAGGAATTTGACGTTGTTGTTTTTGTCTTTTCCGAGGTTGACGGCTTTCGTGTTGGTTCCGTCAGTGACGCTGAATTTTGCGGAAATATTGGTAACTGCCGTATTGCCGCTATTGATATTCCCTACCAGTTGCTTGTTATTCACACCGTACTTGATGGTCGCGCCGTCTCTCGCGACGGTAAGTCCCTGATTTTCTTCTACGTCAAATGTCGCCACATTATTGGTATTGTCAATGGTCTGACCCTTTGCAGCCGGGTCTTTATCCGTTGTCGCCGCTTTGAGTACCCAGGATTTCATCTTCTCTTTGACGGTATCGCTGTTGTCGATCTGATCATTGATTTGCGTATTCAGCTTGGTTACGTTCATGCCGAGCTTCAGGCCGTCATTATTCACGGTCGCCGTGATGTAGTCATCACTCGTGACTTTAACGGTATCTTCGGCTTTCACGATTTTTGTTCCTTTTGTCGCATTGCCGTCTTCTAAGGTCCAGCCTTTTTTGAGGGTCGTGATATCTCCCGTATTGGTCGTTACTTTACTGTCAACATCTTTCAACTGTTTGAAGTTGACCGCATCGCCGTCTTTTGTACCGGGTGCCACGTTGGTGATTTTATTGTTATTCGCATTGATACCATTGCTATTGATATATGTCTTATCGCCAACTTTGAATGCTTCACTTGAAACGCTGGTCAGGCCTGTGAGCGTTTTGCTCAGTTCGAGTTTGTAGCCAACTTTCTTGTCGTTCGCGTCCTTGTCGTCAGTAACAGTCAAGTTCTTATCCACGGAAGTGAGGTTCGGACCTTTGACGGTGTAGGTCGTTCCCTTTCCGTCTTCCGTTTTTTTCGTAACGGTCACATAGTCGCCCGCTTCGACAGTGGTCTTAGCGTTTTTGAGCTGCGCGACGTTGACCGCATCGGTGTCGTTCGTACCTGCGGCGAGGTTGGTGATCTGTCTTGTTTTATCTGCCGTGCCGACAGAGACAGCGCCCTTCACGGATTTCCATGTCGACGTAGTTTCTGTGGATGCTTCTCCCGTGAGAGGATCATAACCGGCCACTTCCGCAGCGGTATCCGCTACCGCGCCTTCACCTAAGGCAACACCTGCGTTAGCCTTGGCTTGCGCTCCTGCGCCAAGCGCCGTTCCCTTTTCTTCCGACACAGCCGCATATCCTAACGCTACGCCGAGGTCGCCATTAATCCTTGTACCCGCACCGATACCAATCGCTTCTTTTGCTTCCACGAAAGAAGTCGTGCCGATCGCTATCGAATTGTAAAGGTTTGCAGCTCTCCAGTCGTGTGCGTCTATCACCTTGTAATATTTTCTATCTACAATCGGTTTCGACGGATCATCATAGTTGTGATAAACAGCCTCATAGAGTCTATATAATTTTTGATCCGCTTCCGGCAATGCTTTATATTCTTCCGGAGTTATGCCTTTTCCTGAAACCCTCGCCTGATTACCGATCGCCACGGAACCGTCGCCAAATGCTCTGGTTTTATTTCCCAAGGTAACAGCACCCATTGCATACGATCCCGTTTGGTCGCCAACCGCTACAGCGTACGGTGCTTCCGCATTGGCCAGTTCACCAACCGCAACGCTACGGAAGTTACTGAAACTGTTAGTACCGACAGATACGGCGAACTCTTTGCTGTTGCTTTGGATACCGACGGATACGCCGCGCTCTTTACTCATGCTGTCCCTGCCGATGGCTACGGCTCCGAATCCGTCCGCATTGGCGTAGCCGCCGATCGCTACGGTTCGATGAATCACGCCCTTAGCCCCGGTGCCGATCGCTACTGTTTCCTGACCTTCCGCGCTGCTTTCGCGCCCGATCGCTACACCGCCGAAGCCTGTGACAGAAGCACTGCTACCGACAGCAACTCCGTCATTAGCCGCAACTCCGGATGACGCTTTCAAACCAATCACTACTGACGATTCTCTTTCGGCTTTGGCATCTTTGCCGATTGCGATCGCGTTTTTACCTGTCGCGCCATCGTTATTCCAGTTAGTGTCGGCAGGATTTTTGCTATCGTCCGATTTCACGGAGAAATAGTGAATGGAAGGCAAGTTGTCAATACGATCACCTAAGTTAATAATCGACTGATTTTTCGCGATATCGAGCTTGCTGCCGTCGATAGTGTATTTAATGGTCGAGTCTTTTCTTTCTACGGTGAGCCCGTTGCCGGATGCGTCAAAGGTAACCGTGTTGCCGTTTTTGATTTCCTGCGGTGTTGTTTCGTCCTTTGCTTTCAGTTTCCACGAGCTCATGACACCATCGGGACCGTCGGTAATGCCGAGGTCTTGTTTCAGCTGTTTCATGTTCAGCGAATAGGTGACGTTTCTGTCCTTATCGACAGATGAGGTCAGCGAGGACCCACCCGCCGTTGCATCCGTTGTTGTGTCTACCGCCGCTTTGAAGGTGACTTCCGGTTCTTTATCTCCGCCGAGTGTGACATTCGCCTTGCCCGTTCCACCGTCTTTTACGATGAAGCCTTTTTTGAGGCCGGTGATATCATTTTTGTTGGTCGTGATGTCACCCGTATTGGTCGTGACTTTTCCTTCCAACGCCTTCAGCTGCGCGACGTTGACCGCATCATTGTCGTTAATACCGCCCGCGACATTGACGATACGGCGATAGTTCGCGGCGACGTCCTTATCTCCTGCTTTGTACGCCGGATTGCCTACCGATACAATACCGGCTGCGGCTTTCACTTCTTCTTCGCTGAGGTACGCTTTCCCATCAATGGCTTCTTTCGCGAAAGAGTTGCTGCCGATCGCGATGCTGTTTTCGTCATAGGCACGCGCGCCGAATCCGAGCGCTACGCCGCCTTTTTTGTACACAATGGTATTGGAGCCGAGAGCCGTTGCGAATTCCGCGCGGGAGTCCGCCCAATGACCGACCGAGGTCGATTCTTTTTCAAATGTACGCGCCTGTTTGCCCAGTGCCGTGCTGTAATTCCCTTTGGCAACCGCCGCGGCACCGACCGCTGTCGTATTGGTGTCATGCGCTTCTGCCCCTGCACCCAATGCCGTCGTTTGGAATCCGAAAGCACTCGCTTTCATACCGATCGCCATCGAGTTTTCGCGTGCCAGTTTTCCCGGACCCGCTACTGTATCATCAGCGACCGGCAAATACGGCTCGCTCGGGTTCCATGCATCCCCCGGATTCGGCATACCCTCACCCGAATGATCCTGCGTTTTAGCGCCGACATAGGCGCCATCACCGATGGCAATGCCGCGGCCGCCCGTTTGATCTACCGTGCTGTTCGTTCCTACTGCAATTCCGCGGTTCGCCAACGATTTTGCCTGCGTACCGAAACTGATTCCGTTTTCCGCATCCGTTTTCGCAGTCGTGCCAATCGCAATGCCTTGATTCTTGGTTACAGCGGCCTCCTGCCCGATCGCGGTAGCGTACATTGCGGCTTGCGCCTTAGCTTCATTGCCGAGCGCTATATTGGCAAATCCCGCAGCGTCACTCTTCACGCCCAGAGCAAGTGAATAATGCGCGTTCGCGCCTGTGTGAGCGCTTGCACCCATGGCTACTGCAGCATAACCCTCACTTTTTGCTTTTTGGCCGATCGCAATGGCCTTATTTCCTGTCGCGCCGTCATTATTCCAGTTGGTGTCGGCAGGTTTTTTACTGTCATCTGCTTTGACGGAGAAATAATGAATGGAAGGCAAGTTGTCTACTTTGGTATTCTTGGCCTTCAGCTGCGCGACGTTCACCGCGTCAGTGTCTGCCAGACCTGCGGCGAGGTTGGTGATTTGTCTTGTTTTATCCGCCGCACCAACAGAAACAGCGCCGTTTCCGGATTTCCATGTCGCATTGTCCGTTGTCGATGCTTTATCCGTGGCGGGATCGTACCCGAAAACACCCGCAGCGGTAGCCGCTTGCGAACCGGTACCCAAAGCGACGCCGCCTTAGACGCTGACGTCGGCGTCATTGCAGAGAACGGTGACGTTCGATGCTGTGGTTTTCGCTTTTGTTTTCAACGAACCGATGATGATATTTCCGTTCACATTTTCCAACTCGTGGTTGTCGCCCATGATGATGTTATGACTCGAGTCGGCGACGGTGTTTCGGTTGCCCGTCACGATGTTGTAGGTTACTTTCGGCGTGCTCGTTCCGTCATCATGATCCGTATTGGAAATTTCGTTGCCTACGCCGGAAACTTGCGTATAGAGAGCTCCCATTACCATGTTACCGTCACCTTCGACGCTGACATGGCTTCTTCCTTTTTCAAAGAGACCAATCGGGCCGTTCTCATCCTGCGCATCATAGAAGTTTTGCTCTTTTTGCTTATCTTCATCCGTCAGCGCTTCGGGATTATACGCGTCATACACAAAGTTACCTGTGCCACGGACAAATGCCCCGTGGGAGTCTTCTACAACGTTCTTATTTCCGAAAACGCCGTTTTCCCGACCCGTATCTTTCTCGTCTCCGCCGAAAAGCATATTATCATTGCCGACGGTGATGCTTTGTTCAAACTGCTCTTCACTGGTATTGCCACTTGCACTAAGTTGGGTAGAGCGATCACCGATGACAATACTGCTCTTACCTACAGCAAAAGCATTATATCCTAAGGCAACGGCATTATCTCCATGAGAACTGGTATCGACACCGATTGCAATGGAACCTTCTGCTTTTGCGCCATCATTTTTGTAGTTGCCTTCATTAGACGCGCTACCTGCACTTCTGACGGAAACGTAGTGCATGAAAGGCATATTATTATATAAGTATCTGATTCTTGAATCATTTGTACTTACATCCGTCTTAAGACGCCCGATGTCTCCCTCGTTTGTGCGTACCCTCCCGGAAAGATTGGTAATACTTGTGGTATTGGTAGCGATTCTCGCCCCCAGCTTATTTTCCGACGCAACAAGGTCTTTCCATGCTTTGCTCTGGAGAGCTTTCAGCTGCGCCACGTTGACCGCGTCGGTGTTGTCCGTACCGGCAGCGACATTAATAATCTGTCGGGTAATGTCCTTTTGCTGATTACCGACAGAAACGGCCGCTTTTGTGGCTTTCCACGTGGAAGTTTCGTCCGCACCGGCTCCCAACGGATCATAACCTACTTTACCGGCTTTGCCGTAACTCGAAGAGCTATAAGAGCCTACGTTGGATTCACTGCCCAACGCCACGCCGCCATCGATATCCGCTCTGGTGTTCGCGCCGAGGGTCACCGCGTCCTTCGCATAGGCTATCGACTTATATCCGAGAGCCGTGGCGTTTTCCAAGGCCGCATTGGCGCTGCTGCCGATCGCCGTACCGCCTTCAGCTAATTGTTTTTGCCAGACATCACCCACATTGGCAGTTCCGCCCAATGCGATCGAGTTTTTGCCGTACGCTCTGGCTTCCCGTCCGATAGCGACGGTATTATATGCCGTTGCCGTATCATTTTCATTGCCGGCCATTGCCCTGCGACCGATGGCAATCGTGTCACCGCTGTACGCCTGCGCTCCACCGCTCGAAGATTCGTAGTCACTGCCGATGGCAATCGCACCGAGTCCTTTGGCACTTGCATAATTACCGAAGGCGAAGGAGTCCATCGCCGACGCTTCCGCTGAGTTCCCAAAGCTCAAGGCATATTTTCCCGTGGCTTTGGCGCTCCCGCCGATGGAGACGGATTGATGCCCCCACGCCTTGGCATCACGCCCGATGGCGATCGCCGAGTTCATTTTTGCGATATCGCTGACAACGTAGGGGAGTTTCGTTGTCGGGTCAAGTAGGATCGAGTTCGAATCTTTTTTGTTCGCACCAGCTTCGGCTTGAATCCCGATGGCAATACTCTTATCGGCGGAGATTGCTTTATCTCCGATAGAGACCGCTTTATCACCCAGCGCCCAAGCCATATTACCGATAGCAACATCGCCGTCACCGCCGTAACCGCCGTCCCGCTTGTATCCTCCCGCCAACGAGGAGCGGCCGATGGCGACACCGTGGTCGGCTTCCGAGAAGGCACGGTAGCCGAGTGCCATGGCGTGTTTACCGAATGCCCCGTCGTTATTGACGTTGGTCCATTTGGGGTCGCCTATCGTTCTCGTCAGATCATCACGATTCGGTTCAGTGTAGTCCGGACGTACAGAAAAATATTTGAGAGCGAGTCCGTCCTTTTTCAGTTTCTCGCCGATTTTATTCGAAACGTCATTATAGTAGAAAATACGATTCGCAATCGCCTCAGGAAAACTCGTAGGCCCATACTCCGCTTTCGCACCGGGGATTTCTCCGCCGTGGGCAATCTTGTCAAGCAAATATTGGGCAACTTCGTTCTTGACTTCGTCTTTTTCCTGTTGTGTCAAAGCCTGTACATCTGCCGTGCCTCCCCCCAAAAGCGCAGACATGACAAAGACGGCAAGCAGTCTGTTTTTGATGCGTGATTTATTCTTCCCGTGTCCTTTCGCCAGCTCGGACGCAACGACCCAGCAGTTTTTCGTCTTACTCCAAATCAACTTATAAATTTTATTCATATTTCCTCCTAAAAAGAGAATCGCAGCTAAAAGCTCCACCCCAAAAAAACATCGATGCTATTATTATATTATCATTGTAAGCCACAACAAGCCACATGTCAACATATATCAAATATTTTCTATATAACTATATATTATTCTTAATCATGCATGACAGATATCCGGTAAGAAGTATGAAAAAGCACAGGAAATGTAACATCGTTTTCTCAGTTAACACGGGGTTTTCGGAAGAGTGCCATGGAGAAAGGAAATAAAAATTTCAAATTTCTTTTTTCTTATTTTTATTTTTACTTATATAATATAATGAATTCTTTCTCGGTTGTTTGTTGTATCCGAAAAGCAGTGTAGTTTTTTATGTGAGTCATTTCCATATTTTTCGGTTTTACTCACACTTGCCCCTGCCGTTCTGTAAAAAACGTTCTTTCGTTTTTGCTCCAACCTCCCCCTTTCGTCAACCTGTCGGTTGACACTTTAGCCAAGGCAAAACGTCTCACTCACTTTTACAGCGTCGCTCCGCTCCGTCACAAGTTTCCCTGCGCCGCTTCCGCCCATGTAAAAGGCGTATCTCGATCCGGCCGTGCTGTCGGCAGGCTTATACCTTGACCGAAATAACCCACTGAATATTCCCATATCTCATCACGCTCCTTCCTGTTTGACGCATGAAAAAAGCACCTGCCTGTGTAATCAGGCAGATGCTTTCTCTTATATCGATTTCCTCTCCCTTAAAATGTCCATAATATTAAGGGAAAGTTATTCTTCTTAAAGGAATGCTACTTTATTCTGTAGTAGCAGGTGCTTTTGCCGCTTTCCTTGCGTCTCAGTTCGCCGGAAGCCACCAGCTTGCGCAGTGCACCCTCTACGGAACTGACGCTGAGAGACGGACAAAGTTCCCGAATATCCTGTTTGGTAAAACGACCTATCTTGTTTTGCGCTGCAAGCCGCACTATATCCAGTGCGGATCGTTTGATTTCCACAAGGGAGAAACGTTCCTCATAATCCCTGTAGGCCGCAAGGATCGTTCCAAGAAGGTATTTGATAAACGGGACAGGATCATCTGCTCCCTCATGCCAACCATCCTGTGACGCAGACAGCGCATCATAATATAAATCCTTATTCTTAGCGATCTTCGCTTCCAAAGAAATATATTTTCCGACATAGAATCCGCTTCTGTATAAAAGGAGCGTTGTAAGCAATCTGCTCATACGCCCGTTTCCGTCATTAAACGGATGGATACAAAGAAAATCGTGTATAAAAACAGGAATCGCAATCAGCGGTTCAAGTTCCATATTCCCGATAACACGGTTGTATTCCTCGCACAGCTTGTCCAGCGCAGCCGGCGTCTCGAAAGGCGCAACCGGAGTAAAGAGCGTTTCCCTATGCCCGTCCGGATAAGTCGCACTGATATAGTTCTGTACTGTTTTCGTCCTTCCTGCCACGGGATTATTCATGTGGCTATAGAGGATTTTGTGCAGTTGAAGAATGAGGTCATATGAATAAAATACCGCGGCTGTCGTAGACCGAGGCAGTATTGTCATTTCCGCAGCGTATTGCGCGGTCAAGAGCCATGATGGTCGCAATTGCCCCGTCAATCTTTTCCGTGGATTTTTCCTTATCGGCTTTAATATTCCCAGCCGGGTCGGTGCGGATGAAGATGTTGTCCATATTCCACCGAAGGACAGGGTGTCCGCCGTGGGCGATGCGTCCTTCCAATGTAAGCTTCATGAATTCTTTGATTGGAGGACTCATATCCTTGAACCCTTGTCCAAATGGAACAACGGTAAAGCCCATTCCCTCGAGGTTCTGTACCATCTGCACCGCGCCCCAGCGGTCAAAGGCAATCTCCCGTATATTAAACCTTGTGCCAAGCTCTTCGATAAATTTCTCAATAAAGCCGTAATGAACAACATTTCCCTCCGTGGTCATAAGCAAGCCCTGACGCTCCCACAAGTCGTAGGGAACATGATCGCGCTTTACCCGAAGGTCAAGAGTATCCTCCGGCACCCAGAAGTACGGCAGGATACTGTATTTGTCCTCCTCATCCTGCGGAGGGAATACCAGCACAAACGCCGTGATGTCCGTGGTACTTGAAAGGTCAGGCCCGCCGTAACAAATTCGCCCTTCCAGATTGTCCTCGCTCACAGCGAAGGAACAGGCATCCCACCTGTCCATCGGCATCCATCTGACGGATTGTTTCACCCACTGGTTAAGACGCAGCTGCCTGAAAGCGTTCTCCTCGCCGGGCTTCTGCTTTGCGGAGTCGCAGGCGGCTTTTACCTTGTCAATGCCAACCGTGATACCGAGCGAGGGATTTGCCTTTTTCCACACGGCGGGATCAGTCCAGTCCTCCGACTCGTCCGCACCATAGATAACAGGATAGAAGGTCGAATCGATTTTCCTTCCGCTCATGATGTCGAGAGCCTTCTCATGCTGTTCATAGCAGATGGAATGCGTATCATTGCCTGCCGTGGTAATGAGGAAGAACAGCGGCTGCATCCTCGCATCGCCGTAGCCCTTTGTCATGACGTCAAACAGCTTTCTGTTCGGCTGAGTATGCAGTTCATCGAAGATAACGCCGTGGGTATTAAAGCCGTGCTTGTTCGCCACAGCCGCCGCAAGTTCCGACTTGCCTTGCTTTTTCGGAATCTCAATATATGCGGTACTGAACTGCCTGTAGCCGTTTTTCTTTATCACACCGAACAGGTCGCGGATTATCTGCTCCTGCCAGTCGATAAGCTCGAAGGGCTTTCCCGCCCATGTGCCTTTGGTATGGCACAGATGCTCGATGAACATCACGGCATAATCAGCGAGGTTCTTGTCATAGCGGGAGGTATCCGCCATGAACTTGGTAGGCTTATATTTCTTCAGTTTCCGTACTGCCAACGGCGTCTCCTCCTTCCGAAAATGGCATAAAAACAGCCGCATCTCTGCGACTTTCTAAAATCTGTCTGTACGAGAGACAGAGCCTTGCGGCCCGTCCCTTTTGCTGTTTTTTCTCTGTGTCTTACTGCTGCATCGCCCAGGCGATTGCGTGGCCTTCATCCTCAAACTCGACCTCGCTGACCGCCGCCAGTCCGATGGTGCTTTCGCAAGTCTTCCTGCCGTCTTCGAGGTACTCGTAAACCGCTCCGAAATAGGAAGGCTTGTTCTGCCCATTGTAGTAGTACCCGGCAAGCAGCACCTTATCTCCGAAGTTCAGCATCTTGCTTCGGCGGCATTCCATGTCCTCCGGCGTGGTGGGATTCGACAGCCTGTATTTTCTCATTCCTTCGTTGATTGTCATCATCGTATCCTCCGTTTCTTTCGGCATGTACATATATCACTACGGATATACCAGCAAGTCTTTTCTGTAGTTTTTCAAAGAAATATGCAGAATTATTCCTCGCCGTAAGCGATGGATAGCCCGCAGCCGTTATCCCAGCGAACCATAATAGAGCCGATATCATCCACGCCGATAACCGTGCCTTTGGTTCCAATCGGCGGAGCCTGCACATCCTCCATCCGTACCAGTTCCACCCGTGTTCCTGCAGGATACTCCCTGCGGATGCGGTCGACCGTTTCCTTATTCGGAAATCTCATGGTCAGCGCCTCCGTTCTTGAATGCCGAAGCCCCTGTGAGGTTCTTCAGCAGGATTTTCCGCTCGGCCTTGTACTCCGCACCGATGAATCCCAGCCGCAGGAGGAAGCAGCGGAATGCGTACTTCTCGTTGTCCACATCCTTTTCCGTGGCGATCACTCGCTTGGCATTTCTGCTCATCTCGCAGAGCGCGGCAATGAAATGCGTGCAGGCCTTCACCGAATCCGCGTCCGGCAGTTCCGCAAACCAGGGGAAGGAAACCCTGTCCTCCTTGACCAGTTTCTTGCGCCGTGCGCCTGTGACGTTGTACTTTACTTGCATTGCGTTTACCTCCGCTTTCGCTTGATTTTCTGTGCCTTGCGGCTGTTATATACATCACTCTAAAGCCCTAAAATAGCAAGCGAATAACGGGATTTTCTTTGTAGAATTATCGCCAGAATATCAGACTCGGAACTGTGAGTAGTACACAATGCCTGACAGCACGAAAACAGCGCACGGGAGTGCGATACCGTTGCCCCACATCTTATATTCGGCGGAGTCCGTATGCGGATCGGAGAGCCACTTGATTATCTGCTTGTCCGTTTTCGGTTTGGATGCGCCGGACACGACATTCCTGTGCGTTTCAAAAACATCCCTCCATGAAGCCAGCTCCTCATCGGTCGGATCATCCGTTCCGAAGTCAGCGCACCACCAGTCCGGGAATCCCTGCAGCCTTGCACACTCGGTGGATAACAAGACGAGATATACACACAAATTCACCTGGAAGCCACACGGCAGCCAGTTTACGATTATTGAAGAAATCCCCGAGGATAGGTTGCATATAAAAATTCGTCTGCCGGAAAAGCTCGATAAAAGTGCTTTTCTAGCCACTTTAAAATACGATTCGTCTTGGGTGACCAAACTGGATTAAAGGAGTCTTATGGGATACATAGATAGAGATGGGTTTAAGGATTGGCTCCGAGAAAACTACTCAACAAATGACAGAGTGGTTCGCGATACGGTTTCAAGAGCGGATCGCGTCCGAAGAGCTTTTGAGGAAATGAATTCCGAGTTTTCCTACGAAAAAGAAATCAAACGGGATAACGGGCAAAGCCTATGGAACTTAATCTCCCGCAGAGGGGTAATAATCAAAGAAAGGATAAATTTGCCCGTGGGTTCCAACCAGATGGATTCTATTTCATCATCCGCAAAAAAATATATAACCTATCTACGTGAGAAAAAACAGCAATAACTCTTATAAGCTCTTGTCTCTAACAGACAGGGGCTTTTTCATAACAACAGTTCCGTAGTCTCAATATCTCCAAAAACATCTCTAACAACATTTCCGTTGTCTCAATACGGCAAAAAGCAGTTCTGTAGTTACAACCCTCTATTTTCCAGTGATCAGAACTGTTGTCAAACGGCCTAAAAAAGGGATTCCGATTATCTGTCCAAACTGGACAGTTTCTCGGAATCCCTTGATTTCAAGCCTTTTTTATACAGTTTAGTCCTTCAATCTTGACATCAAAAAAATAGTCTCCACATGCATGGTAGTGACATCAAAACATATCACTCCACCGGCTCACCATACAGGCGTTTCATGCCATCATATGTTACTAGCCATATACGTTTAGATTGCCTAGCCTCAACACCAATGTTAAAGCGTGGCGGTTTCCCATTTCTTGCAATACACGCTTGACGCAATGAATCCGTACTCTTCCCCCATAGTTCAGCCGCCTCTTCTAGCGTTAGCACTTTCTCAATATAATTCATCGTGTCCTCCTACAAATATAATATCCTATAAAGCATCCTGTAATCAAAGCCTTTACTGCTTCCTTATCAAAATCTATAAAATAAACTAAAATTGCAATACCTGCAATTGCTATAATATCTTTCATCGTATTCACTCCTTATGATATAATGAAAGTGTCAGGAGAGGTTTCCCTCTCCCTTCACCCGCTCTCTTATCGTTTAGGTTTTCGACGACGTTTACGATTTGAGGGCTTTTCTTTTTTTCTGAACTCTAGCCATATCATTACTACTAATGTTATGAACCATTCAACATCTACTTTATCAATCATTTCTACCTCCTTTCTATGCTTTTATTATACCTTATATACGGTATAACGTCAAGTAAAATAAACAAAAAAAGTGCCCAAAAAGCTAAATTTTATCTAACCTTTTGGGCTTTCTTCTTTTTACATATTTAACGCAATATGCTGCGAGATGAGCAGATCACCGTACCTTTCACCACTGAGCAACAGTATACATTACTGTTACTCCCTTTATTTTAGAGCCATCAAATTGTACCAAGCCTTCAACTCTACCGGCTTGATATCCTACCGTTGGATATACTTTATCGTCAATGACAGTAACGCCGGCTTTAATTTTATGTTCTTTATTAAGATTGATTTTATAAACATCAACCTTCTGTTTTCCTTCATTTGGTACTACCACTGTTCTATCGCTATTATCAATGGCAGCCTTCGGTACTTCCGGATTTTTATTTTTAATAGCTTCAGCCGTTTTATTGGCAGCCTGTACTACTGTTGGTGCAGCTACTGTATATGTGATAATAGGTTTTGCTTCTGGTATTGCTTTTACAATTTCTGTAGCCTGCTTAGGTGTAACCTTAATTTCTTTGCCCAATTCAACAGGATTTGACATGGTGCTTTGAGGTACTACTTTTGGCTGTTCAATTTTTTCTCGGCTATTAATGTAAAACGCCGTACAAATAACAATTAATACTACTGCAATGGCAGCATATAACACATAGCATATCCTTTTATTATCCATTATCCCACCCTCTATCAACTATCCTAAGCAGTCCAATAATCAGTTATGCCACGAGCTATCGCCCGCACCATTTTATCTAAATCTTTTTCTAACAAAGCTAGATCCTCCATGTTGTCAATGAAGGCTAGCTCAACCAATACAGCTATAGCAAGAGTTCCATTCAGCACATATAGCCCAGGACGCTCCTTGCACCCTCTATCAATAGTATCAACACTGCGGATTATTTGTGATTGAATAAAACTAGCTAAACGTTGGCCACTAAATGACCTAAATAATGTTTCCGTACCTCGTGCACTTCCATCGAAGGCATTACAATGTAACGAGATAAACAAATCAGCCCCCCAATAATTTGATTCATCACAAATCTCTTGTAAATCATCCGATTGTAGAGCTTTTACATTAATTCCAGCTGCTTCCAAATATCCCATTAATAATTTACCGGCCTTAGCTGCAATATCACTTTCCTTTGTTCCTGTTACCGGATTCACCGCTCCCGGATCAGGAATCCCCCCTGGAGCATGTCCAGGGTTTACAAATACTTTCATACTGCACCTCCTAAAACTTAATCTTATTTTCGATTTTATCTTTTACAAGCTCCAAAAATCTCCCCATACTTTTATTGCCTCCGTCCCGGAGGTTTTCTAGAATACTTAAAAATTCTGAAGAACCAAGATATAACCATACAAGATTTACGGCAAAAGAATTTTTACCCGCCATCCAATCAAATAAAAAAGCAGCCGCCGTGGCTGCTACGTATGTAAGGACTTTTTTACAAAATCCCTTTCTCATGTATTCACTTTTTATTAGGTTTAAATCAAATGCCGTGGGAATCGCCCTATACTTTTCCCAAACCGCAATATGTTCCGGTTCATATCCAAACGTATCAACTAACATTTTAAAGGCCACACTAGCCCATTTAGTTACCAAATCCAGGCAAACGAGTAATACAAATATACCTAATACTTGTACATGTTTGAGCCCAATAAGCCAAATGGCTACTGCGGCCACAACAGACAAGGCACTTTTTACCCACCATGCGGAAATCAATGATTGCCACATATCCTGCAAATATTGTACATAAATCATTCATTGTTCTCCTTTTCAATTTCTGCATCACATTCCGCAATGGCATCAATATAGACGTTATAAACACAATCTTCATTAGGGCATCGGCCTTCAGATGTTAATTCTTCCGCACAGTATTCACAATATTTTACTTGTTCCATAGTATTAAACCTCCTTGATTGCATCAATCATGGCCTTATTATTAGCCTGGTATTGATCACGTAATTGTGCTGCCAATTTATCATTACCTTGTAATAAGGCTGTTAGCATTCGTTCCTGTAGTGGAGCATTGGCTGCATCAGTTTCTGCCTTGATTTCTTGGATTTTAGCTTTTCGCACTTCTGCTTCAGATTGCACATAAGGCGTAGGTAATACTGGCTTATCACCGCCCCACACATATTTTCCATCGGCCATTTTAGCCTGTATACTTCCATCCTCATCACGCAGATATTCTTTTCCCGGATATGATTTTTTAGCTAAAGCTTCTAGCTCTTCCCATGTATCACCATGGACTTCCATCCAAAATGACGCTAAACGCTGACATTCTCCATTTTTATCTGGATTATCTAGTACAATAAGATATTGATTCATGCAATCATCAATCCTTTCTTTATTACAAACAGGAGGTAAAATTATGAGACTACCAAACAACTATGGCTCCGTAAGCAAACTATCCGGTAATCGCCGGAGGCCCTACATGGTCCGCAAAAGTCTTAACGGCGGCCAATTAGTTATTGGATACTTTGAAACAAAAGAAAAAGCTCTACAAGCTTTAGCCGATTACAATCGTCAACCTGCAGAACTGCCAAAACAAAATATTACATTGACCACCTTGTACAAGCAATGGCTGCCGCACCATGCTCCAAATTTATCTAAATCCGGGGTATCAAGTTATACAAACGCCTACCGGCACATCCAATCCATTGCCACTATCCCAATACAGCAGCTAACTTACGATGATTTTCAAGGCGTACTTGATGCCATGCAATTGTCTTATGCAAGCAAAAAGAAGGTCCGCTCTCTAATCAACCAACTATGCAAGTATGCGATTAAGAAAGAACTCATGCAGCGTAATTATGGAAATCTTGTAACTATTGGCAAGAATACCAAAGTTCGACCACATAAACCATTTACCCGGCAGCAAATAAATAAACTATGGCAACTTAATACATCTGAAGCAGATGGTGCACTAATATTACTATATACAGGCATGAGATGCGGCGAGCTGCTGAACCTACGCCGCCGTGATATTAACCTTAAAAGCAAATATTTAACTATCACAAAATCTAAAACTAAGGCTGGGGAAGGTCGAATTATACCCATCCATAAACGGATACAGCCGATTATTGAAAGACGGTGTTCTCAATTTCAAGATCACTTATTCCCTATTTCATATACTAATTTTGCAAAACACTTTAATCGAGTTACAAACGGCAAACACACCACCCATGATTGTCGACATACAGTAGCAACCATGCTGGATTCCGCCGATGCTAATCCAAATGCAGTCCGAGCAATACTCGGACACAAAAATGGAGATGTTACCATTAAGATTTATACCCATAAAAGCTTGCGGGACCTGCGTCGAGCCATTAATCTGCTTAAATGATGTTACAAACTTGATACTAGTAATATATAAATTCAATCAGACTATCCCAGCAATAGGCCATGTTAATGTTACAAATTAGTTACTAATAGCTGATATTACCGGAGCATAATTGCTCCAGTTGGTAGCCGATTTATATGCATCAACTGCCTCGGTTGGAACAAGGATTGAAATAACTGCTCCGCCTGAACCAAGCATAAATGATCCATTCAACGTGGGTGGTTTGACTGCCCGGACAATCAATGTCAGGTCAATTTTGCATCCACTAAACGCAGAATTTGTAACAGATATACAAGTATCACCAAGGTCAACAACTTGGATGCCGTGCGAGTTGTTAAAAATATTAGCCGTCAAACTAATAATTGACGGTAATATTATGGTTTGCAAATTACCACATTGTGCAAAAGCAAAAGGTCCAATACTTTGCACTTGCGGTAAATACAGATCGGAAATAAGCGGGTTAAAACTAAAACATTGTTGCCCGATTTCTGTTATTTTATCAGCATTTGGCACATAACCAATTTTTTTACTTGCGTAAAAAGTTGCAACTGGTAATTTAGTAACATTACCTAAATCAACTTCAGTTAGATTGTCGCAATATTGAAATGTCGCTGATTTATTATTTAATGTATCTAGATTTGGAGCCTTAAACGATGTTAATTTATTGTATGAAAAAGCCCCATCTATGTTTATTTCTTTTAAATTATTATTAGTGTAACTAGACATTGGAGTTTGTCTGTTATAAATCAAACTATTAATGTTTGTTTCTTCCCCTTGAAACTCGCCCCATTGATATGACCCGTCCGCTATGCTTGCCAATAATTCATTTACATTTTCAGATTCACCACTAGCAGATATTGCATTGATAGCCGCTGGCATTTCAGAGGGAAACATCTTTTCATTGCTACCTCGTTTGGCTTTAATAGCATCTGCAATCCCCTGGAGCTTAAAGTCATTAATTAATACCATTGACATTAATAACGCACCTCCTCAGCATTCACGAGATTAGACAGAGCAGCCTTGATTAAAGCCTTCACTTGATATTCTGTAAGCAGCCCCGTTCTAATTTGACTGATTGACCGGTTTGCCATCTCAATTTCATCAAAAAAATCATCGTTAGTCCGTCTTAAATCATCAATATCTCTACCTACAGTAGCATTAATAATATCTTTTATTTGCTGTTCGGTTAAAAAGTATTTTACGGTTTCCTTCAGATAATAAATATCATCCGACAATATAGCATTCATTTGTGCAATATCATTGTTAATACTCGCTATATCCTCTGTTATTGCCTCAGTCTCAACCATCGGCAACGTTACAGTGTTACCTCCCTTGATAGTTAGTAAATTTCCCTCTATCTTTAGTTCTTGTAATCCGCCATTTTTATTATATTTAACATTAATTGGATCTTTATTGTTGTGTATAACAACATTCATTGATTTACAATTCATTATGTTTCCCCCTTAAATGCATTGCCCGGAGATATTAATAATTCTCCCTGTACAATTCTCCGGGCCTTACCATTGCAAATTTGTTGGATATCATAGTACAGCTTATTGTATTTAGCATGGCTATTATTAGCTATTAGCTTGGATGTAACATCACGATTTAGCTTTAATACAATTTCTCCCTTGCTAATAACTTCACATTCACTTTTAATAACTAACGGATCACTATATCTATAACATGCTCCAAATATAAATTTACTATCTGACGTATCGACTAACTCTTCCTTATCGTCAGTTAACGTAAATATTATTTGATGATCGTCTCCTTGATTAATTTCCAAATCAATCTTATCAACGTCATTATTAGTATAAATCAATATATCACCTCCTTTTAATTTATAAATTTCTTTTAATTAGCTATAAGGTGGATATCAATCAACCACAAAACAACAAGATACATTTATTCTGCCACTTATTTATAAAACTCCATTGACAACTTTAGCAGTTCAAGCTGGCTCAGCGACTACAAGTAATTCCTTTGGAGGGGTTAAGGTTGCTACAACAACTACTACTGGGTTTATGGCCACATTTTCAACGGCAAATCCACAAGGAAATGGATTACATTATGTATCATTAGGTGCGGCATAATCTAGCCAAGGTGGAAAGCAAATGGGGACTAACAATAGAGGCATAGCAGATGGTTCGATTATATTATTACCAATTCAAGTAAATTCTATCCTTGGCGTATGGCCTATGGACATTAACCTGGCAAAAGACCCATTAATTTTTGGCACTGAAGAATATACAAATAACAGTTTTAAAATATCAGGACGACGTGCAACAATGTTTGATAACTTATGGTTTCGATGGTTTGCAATTTGTGTAAGCCAAAGTTTAGCTTAATTAGACCCCTATTGCACACCATAATAAGTATCCATTTTGTGCACCAGTATTATTGGTTGTAAATGTACCTCTAATTTCGATGCTACCTAAGGTATTTGCGTTATATGTATTTCTCAATCCAAGTACCCAAGGACTAGTATCAGTTCCGAATTTCGGCAATCCAAAAAATTTAAAACTATTAGTAAAGATTACTGGTAAATTTACCGTGCCATTACCATTGCTATTTAGCGAGTAATCTCCACCTTGGAGAATCAATCCCCCAAACAGCTTGCCAAAGCTAATGCTCCATGCATTAGGATTATCAAAATTATATTTAACTCCTAATGCAGTTAGTTTTTCTTGATCCAATGCACTGATTACTTGCTTGTTAAAGTCTTTAATATTATCAACTGGCAATGATACAACGAGCGTTAATAAATCTGTAATGCTACTCTGAATTCCCTTAATATTGTTAACCGGATTTCCTACCCAACTTTTTTCCCCGGTGATTGCTTTAATGCGATTACCAATCATATCAGTAAGCGATGTAATTGTTTGTGCCGTATTAGCTGCTACAACCGCATCATTAATCCGATGCGTGTTATTACCATACTTACGCAATTCATCGGTAATCATGGTTAATACTTCTTCTGCCGTGACCCACATTGAATTAGATAATGAAATAGTTACATTATCGGAATTAGAATAACCAATACCCATCGTTACCGTCTTAGCAACTAAAGTGCTACTCGATGCAGCCTGCACAAAGTCCGGATTAGCATCCACCATTCCGGCAAACAAAATTTCACCTTCATCCGGGTCTGTTGCAAAAATACCAATTTCAGCGATATTTTGAGCTGTATTAAAATTCGCATTTGTTAATCGCACCGTTACAGTGCATGTATTATTCTTCTGCACTTTGGTAATGATTTCTGCATTATCAATTTCTCGAACTAAACGCTCAGCATTGTCAATGTTAGTTAAATTACCACTACCAAATGCAATTCGTGTAATATTTAATTTTGTATTTCCGGCCGTGATCTTCGCAATCAAGGCCAGGCCCTTATTCGTTACTTTTGCTCCTTGCCAATTAGCCATTTACTACCTCCGCACTGTTAATAATCATACCTATACCGATTTTCGTACTTGCAACCGGTGTAGGCTCTACCACTACACTTGTGTGATCAATGCCGGCAGCAAATGCCACATGCCATGTAGTTTCTTTAATTTCTATAAAATTAAAACCGTCAAACACGCTTCTTGCGTTTTTGACGGCATATACACTATCTCGTAATTCGTTTAATTTTTCCGGCTCCGTTACGGCCTCTCCATAAATATTTACCTTAAAATGATAAGGGCTCCCGCCATAGTCATACCAGTCCTGATATTCAGCGGTATTATAAATAGCTGATACCATATCTTCTACGGCTTGCGGTGTGCCTTTTCTCCGGTGCCATGCAATTGATTGCCTAATCAGATTCCGCTTAACCTCATCGGTCATGTCGTACCGGAAAAAATCAACATGGAATTGCCACGCTAATAAGTTAAGTATTTCTGTTGGCAACTCATCTAATCTGGAATAGAGTTCTAACTTTTTAACATCATTAGAAACATCATCGACTAATGCATCCACAGCCTTAATAATCAGCTTAATATTTTCATCGTCAAGGCTAGATGGCAGAATATCAATGAGTTTCATTTCTTCAACATCAATCATCTTCTAGCCCCCCATATATGATATTCTTGCTGTTATTCCATGCAATTTCATTGTTGGCCACAGCTTGATGCACAAATGCCGGTTCAACTCGTTTTGCCCCAGCTTCCATAATCCTATGAATCAATTCAGAAGGCTCAATATCTCTTCCCATTTTAGACCGTTGCCAAACAATGTAATCTTCTACCGCTTGATTTACGGCTAATTTAATGGCCCCCTGTGTAGTTTCTTTTGATTTTGCAATATAGTATGTTGCGGCAAAATTAAACATCTTCTTCTTAGGCTGCCGCACATTTACTTTGTCCGTGCACGGCCGTACCGTTTTATTCGAGCAAGCTACTTTTACTTGACCCAGCACTTCTTGTTCCGGTAATTCACCATCTTCCATTAACACATAGAGATCAACTTCACCTTCTCGCTCAAAGTTTCTATCCTCTGGCCCCTCCACATAGGTGTCGATAATTCCAGTATTGGCGGATAAGGCAAAATATTCATAGGCACCCTTTGGTCCCGCAGAAGAAAATCGTTCCGGTGCTAAATGAATACGCTCCCGATATGGCTCGTCTGTTTCAACGTCAGATCCGGCAGCACTTGTATCAGTATTAATCACACTAGCCACCCATGGCACTGGATCTACTAACTTATTAATCTGACCAGCCATATATCAATTGCCTAGCTTACCATCAGTCATACAATAAGCAATAGCCGTTGCCGTTAATTGCCCCGGATTAATAGTTATATCTTTGTCAAAATTAAAATATACATTATCGCCGGCTGTAACTCGTGTTCCGGCTGGAATAATTACTGCAGATGTACGCTTTTCTGACAATGTAATTAACATTGTAGTTTGAGCACTTTTAGCAGCTGTCCTGGCTGTACCTACTAGTAAGCCTAAGTGATCTAACCCCCAAGCCCTGGAGTATGCCAATAAATTTTGTTTGCCGGTAAAATCTACACGCCGCCTAATGCCAGTAAGTGCATAGGTAATTACCTTAAATGTCAAATACGTTGGATCCGCAGGAGCCAATGCATGACCACCACAAGCATTATAAATTTGTACTAAGTTAGCCATGATCTTATCTGGATTTGATTCGGCAAACGAAATATCCGGTAAGCCGGCCTTTACTAACAGTTCAGATGTATCTTCAGTATCAAATGTTAATAATTCCTCAATTGCCATTTATCTCACCCCCTTCACGGCTATTGTTAAAATAGGTCTTAAATGTCCAATCTCCGGCACATCATATTTAAGGCTTGTAATCTTAGCTCTAGGTTCATACTTTCTTACTTGCCTAATAATTTCGGTACTAATCTTAGCCTGTGCCATTAGTGTTGGGGCGTCAATTATTGTACTATCAATGCCAAAATCTCTAAAGAGTGGTACTGTTCCCCTAACTGTGGTGATAATCATGCGTACATTTTGCACAACCTCCGCTTCAACGGATTCCGGAGCTAGGCTAATTTTACCGGTGACCGAATTAATTACTGGATTGACTAGCATTTTCAGCCACCTCCTTAGTTGTAATAATTGTGTCATTGATGTATTCCGCCAATGTTACATTTACATTGCAATATATAATGCCACCTTTTGGACCAAACAATACATCACCCATTTCTGCATCCTTTAATACCCACTGATCTATGCCTATAGGAGTATTGTTTAGTACAAAATCTACAACAGCACCATATTCTACGTATTCTTTCAGTTGCTCAAATTCTTCTTCTGGTGTAACCCCATACATCGTATGCAGCTGAATGCTAAATGTAATTTCTTCCAGGCTTGGCCCTACAAATTCAAGTTTAGGCTTATTAAGCAAAATAGCATGCTCAGCATATCTTGCTGATACTTTGCGACTATAATTACTAATAGTCCGTAAAGTTCGAGTACTAGCAACAAAATATACATCGCCTAATGATCCAACTATCATATGATCACCTCCTACTGTGGCTTGCCTGTGCTGCCACCGCCCGGCACAACCCCGCCATGAGTGTGATTAACCAATGAAATGCCATTAACAACTACATCGCCGGCCCCCTCGATATTAATCGTTCCGGCCTTGATATTAACCGTTCCGGGAGAATTAATACTCAATGTGCCACTACTTGTATTCATAGACACAGAAGTGCCATCACTGAATACTGCCGTTTCCACATTTTCATCGGCTACCGGCGGTGTATCTGCACCGGAATACATAGCACCAATAATCCATCCTTCATTTAGATTCTTACTATTTGGGTCAAAAATGATAAGCACCTGTTCCCCTATAGCGTAAGAGTGTTGGTGCTTATTATTTAAAGTATTCTTTTCCAAAATCTGTAAGGGCCCGGTTACCTTGTTGTCCTTATCTGGTATTACAGCCCTTGCAGTATGTGTCGTAGGGTCTATGGCATCAATATACCCTTTTACAACGATTTGATTAATTGTAGCCAATTAGAGCCCTCCTTAAATCTAAACTTGTAACATAATTACCGGATAATTCTACATCCACTTCTCGAATTACATACTTACCGTCAAATACACCAAAATTATTAAGCATGATAGTTGCTCCGGCATATAAATCCGGCCGGCCTTTCAGTGTAAGCTTTCCGGTTGTTTCTTCTTTGTTCTTGTTAAATAATTCCTTCTTGGCTAATCGTAAAGCAGCAGCCGTATCAGCCACTTCTTGATTTATTTTCAAGACTTTCTTTTCTGTTGTACCCTTTAACTTATCATTCTGTTCCGGAGCTTCAAATGTGGCTGATATTTTTTCTTTATTTTTCGATTTTTGATACGTCACTGTACAGGCTGTATAAATTTCACGCACTTTACTATGAAATTCATAATCTTCCATGTCGTCTAATGCTAACTTATCAATAATCGCAATTGGATCTTGTGTATCATATTTTGCTTCGTCAAATACGACAATTTTGCCATCAGAAACTTTCGTGCATAGGCCATTATCTTTGCACAAACGTTCCAGAAATACCAGGTCCGGTTCTTCAGTCTGTTCCACACGATCAAGAGTAGGATTGTCTTCGGAATCATATACAAGTCCTAATTGAGCACTGTTAGCTAAATCCTGTGCCACAACTTTTAATTGTACCTTTTCCCATGATCTAGTGTTATTTATATCCCTGGCCACGCCATCCGGCACCGATACCGTATTAAGCTGCACCGTAGATCCTGAATTACCGGATGCCAATCCTATATCATCAATATAAAATTTACCAAGCGGAATATTAATATCAGTAGTGATATCGTAATACCAATGTATCAATATTAAATTCACGGTAATTTGAGCATTTTTAGACGGATACCAATCGCTCGACCAAAGACCTTGCCGATCATCTAATGTCAAATCAAAGGTATCCGCCTCTCCACTTATCACATCTTTATAGCTTGCACTAATCAAATATTGTGCCAAATCTACACTAATATCTGTTGATTCATACAAAATTTGTAAGGCTGCACGCCGTGCCGGGTAGATAGGATTTAAAGCCAATGGAGCCGCTTCCGGTAAATATTGTGTTAAGTTCCTAATATCTAACATATTAACGCCTCCACGGTGGCAAATTCACTATAGTTTTCTTAGTCACGGAAGGAATATTCAGTGTAATGCCGGATGGCAACATATCATAATTAATGTAATCAGGATTTGCTTTCATTAAAACAGACATAAATCGTTCATCGCCCATCTGTTCTTTGGCAATTACATCCCACATATCCCCTAACCGGGTAGTATATTTAATTGCCATAGGCCACCCTTGCCTCCTTCCGTTTAATTTCGTCTAAGACTTTTAATACTTCTCGTTTAATAGTCGCTGCAATATTTTTAGACTCTGCTTCTGTAGCATTACCAGTAATAGTAATGTTAAATTCAAAAGATGGATTAATAGCTATTTCACTGTTACTGCTTGTGGCATTTTCCATCATTCTAGGGGCCTTTACTGTAGGTGCCGATTGCCCCGCCATTTGCGGTGCTAAATATCGCACGGCCCTAGGTTGATAGCTTTGATTGTTTCCTTTCGCACGGGTCCCTTCATTAGAGTTTTCCGGTAATATACCAAGCATCTGCCCTGCTTTGTGCCATAAGCTAATGGATCTAGGCTTACCGTCAAGTGGAATGGCTGCTTCTGCACTATCCTCAGCGAACCAAGTGGTAAATGCTCCCTTGCCGTAAATGCCACCTTTAGCATTTTTCTTTTCAACTCCGCCGCCCTCATCGCCATTAATCATGTTTTTGACAATGTTAATAGTGCCTTCAATTGGATTTGCTAAGAAATCTTTGATTCCTTGCCATTTTTCCATCACCCAATTGCCGGCTTCGCCTAATGAATCTTTAATTCCGGAGCAGAATTTGTCCATAGCTGCCTTTGGGTCATTCCACAGCAGCACAAACCATTCCTTGATAGTATCCCAGTTAGTTACTAATAAGTAGCCCACTGCAATTAACCCGGCAATCCCGGCAATAACTAAACCAATTGGATTTGCTAACATGGCCGCATTAAGTAGCCATTGTGCCCCGGTCCATGCCATAGTAACGCCTCTTACCGCTGCCATGGCTGCACTATAGGCAACAACACGCCCGGCACTCATTAAACCTCTACCAATTACCATGGCACCGTTATATAAAAATTGCCCTGCAGCTGCAGCCTTTGTAGCTACGCTAGTAGCGAGTACAGCTCCATGATATGCCACCAATCTGCCAACAGACATTAATTTGCTGCCGGTAGCTAATGCCAAATTATATGCTGCATGACCCATGGCCGATACTTTTGCCGCTATGCCGGTTGCTTTTGTAGCAATCGCATTACGCATACTTGCCAATGTATGTGTATTAGTTGCTGTAGTTGATAATAACTGAGCCGCCTTATATGCTTGCCATGCTTCTTTAGCTTTTAGGATTGGAGCTAATACCGATGTAACTGCCCAAGTTAACCCGGATACAGCCGCTACAGTTGCCAACAATCCGCCTACACCACCGACTACTACGGCGGTTAATGTTTGATGCTCCTTAGCCCAATTAGCCGCACCCTGAATCATTGGCATTAAGCTATCGAGCAACTCTTTTGCCGGTGGTAATAAAGCTGTACCGATTGTAATGCCTAAATTATTAAATGCATTCTTGGCCAACTGCAAACTATTACTTGTAGTTTGCATACGTGTATCAAATTCGGCTTGCATGGAATTAGCGTATTTAGATTGATCCGCTACTGTCGCCAAGTTATTACGCAATGCATCCAAGTTGGTTAATAACGGAGCAATGGCCTTGATACCTTCTGCACCAAATAAGTCTTTCAGCACTGCCGCTTGCTGATATTTATCGAGTTGCGATAATCTTGTAAATACATCTTGCAAGGCACCGCTGGCATCCGTCTGCATTCTTTTGGCCATCTCAACCGCATCAAGACCCAATGCACTAAATGCAGCCGCCTGTGATTTAGTTGCACCTTCGCCGGTTGTCATGGCTAAAATGATTTTTTGGATGCCAGTAGCAGCTACCTCCGATTCTGTACCGGCGGCCGCCATGGTAGCACCTAAAGCGGCAATTTCACCGGATGCCAAACCGCCTACTGCACCTAATGGACCAACACGAGATACAATATCACTAATTTTAGCACTGGATGCAGCAGTAGTATTACTTAAATAATTGACCTTATCTGCCAATGATACTACTTCCGGCTGTGTCATTTTAAATGCTGTACGCCACTCGGCCATCGTTTGGCCGGCTTCTTCAGCGGACATATCAAATGCCACGCCCATCTTTACCGCATCAGTGGCAAATGCTTTTAAATCTTCTCGTGCAATCCCGGCTTGACCACCTGCAGCAACAATCTGAGCAATACCTTCGGCTGACATTGGCAGCACAGTACTCATTTGTTTAATATCTTCACCCATCTGTTTGAATTGTTCCGGGGTATCGAAATCAACAACTTTTCGCACATCGGCCATCACATCTTCAAATGCCATGGCTTCCTTAATCGGAAATCCTAATGTTGCTACCGCAGCAGCACCGGCTTTAATTGCCATACCGCCGGCCTTATCTCTGACGTTTTCAACATTGGCTCTAAGGGCCTGCGTTTTTTCCACATTGCTTAATGCCTTGGCTGCACGTTGTTGCCGCTCATAGGCCTTGGTAAGATTATCCATTGATTTGGTGTAATTCACCGCATCAACCTTACCATCCTTATAAGCTTGCTTGAGATTATCCATCTCTTTTTGCAAGGATTTGGCATAAGTCTGTGTTTGCCGCATCGTTTTGGCTGCATTGGAAAAGGCTGCCTTAAATGACCCTGCCGTATTAGCCGTAATATTAAATTGTGTTGTATACGTCTTAGCCATTTAATCACCTTTTCTTACTAGCTATACGTTCATTCCAACAATGGATCCATTTGAACAGCACCTGAACCGGTTTCTTTTCCCAAAACGCTATGGATGTTTTTGTTTCAAGAGACATTTTCAATAGTTGTTCTCGTAAATACGGCACTATTTCTTCCGGCTTTAATCCAGAAATTGCAAAAAATTTGCGGCGGCCTCGGTAATCTTGGCCACATCTTTGAATGTCATTAAGTCTCGGATATCTTCAAACTTAATCTTTTCTTTGCATGCCTTAACTGCCACCATGGCACGATACTTAGCACCCCATACGATATTAGGTGTAATTTCGCCTAACATACGAGATTCTTGTTCGAGATCAAAAAAATCTGCACTAGTCAATTTATTAAAATCAAAGTGCAATTCAGATACTTCCTTATCATTAATCATGATTGGTTTTACTAATTTGATAGTTTCCATCTTTACCTCCAAATAAAATAGGCGTAGCAATAAGCTACGCCATATTCAATCCATTAATTTTTACATGCCCAATAAAGAGCGAATTTCTGCGAGATAATCAACTTCACCAATTTTGCAAATATAATTGATTACGTCGATTTCCATCATGGTTTTTCCTTGATTTGTTACCTTAATATACGTCAAGGACAATGTTACGGAGGTTCCCATTTGTGCCGATGGTTCTGCATTACCGGGTTTAAAACTTTTGGGCACGCCTTTGGCCACAACACGCCATCCTTCCGACTTCGGTGCACCATCACCACCATCCACAGTATTAACTGCCATACGGCAATCAATATAATGACTTGTTGGAGCAGACAAGGAAAAGGTGTGTTTAGTCACGGTATTAAAATCCAAACCTAATTCCATAGCTTTTAATAAGCCCGGTGCGATAGAATCAAATTCACCGGCAATGCCGGCACCTTTCATGGTTTCTGTCAAATAATCAATGTCCGGTAAGGTTACCTTACTGATGCCCAGCATAACATTGCTTGTATTGTTATATACACGCATATCATGAAGGCGATCAGGAATATTATGTGTATTCATAGTTCCTCCTTATTAAGCAGCTGCAAACAATTCTTGTAAGTACGATACGTCATATTCCAAAACAAATTCTACATATTCGGCTGGTACTAAGTAACCTAAGAATAAATGGAATTTTACACGACCATTAATAAGGCTTGTATCCGGATTTTCATCACGGCGGAACTCTACTCGGCCCCCTAATAATTTTTCATCAGCAGTAAGGCCGGCTAACCAAATATTAATGGTATCCGTGATTTGTTCACACCAACGTGGTCTAATTGGACCGTCAACTTTCGAGAAATACGATAATACCAAAGTAGCACTAATCCAGTTTGCCATACGGCGGAGCGGGTTAAAGTTATCCTTTGGATCTAAGTTTGCCGGATAACAAGCAGTGCGGTTACCCCAACTACGCCAACCACCGACAAAATTAATTGCCGTAGTAACACCTTCACCATTGAGCACATTGGCATCCTTGATGCTCAATAAGACATCCGTTCCATCAGCTAAGCAAGTTCCATCCGTTTTCAAAACATGATTAGATGGAGAAATATACGGTACATCTTCCCCTTCAGTGGAATCGATATAGTAAGTTAATGCAGCATTTAATGTGCCCATATGTAATACTTTATCGCCAATTTTAGCCATTGGCCAATGGATCATTAAGTTTTTATCCTCAAAATTCTTTTCATTTTTGTAAGCCGGAACATCACTATATTTACTCAACGTATCGTCCGCTGGCAAATCAGCATATACCATGGCCGGGAATAATCCATTAATAGATTCCCCTTTAGCGTTCAAAATCATGGCGACTTCATTGTCCAGGGAATATTTAGGAGCTAACAAGATTCCCGGTACAATACGCAACTTAGGGAATACGTTTTCAATGGCTTCAATGCCTTTTTTGATTCCAGTTGCAGCATCTTCGCCGCCGATAATATCCTGTTTAGTGACTGCTGTTGGATCTACCTGGTCATATGTCACAGTAAGATTAGCAGTATTTTTAACCGTATCCGTATCAAGTAATGTGATTACCAAATTACCATCATCATCATGTAAGGCAGTGTAATCAACATCATTTTTTAAATCTTTTTGAGTTGCACTATCTTTAACTTTTAAAGTAGGTACAATAACCGGTTCTGTAATTGTTGCTACTTTATTAGTTAATTTAAGTGCCGTTTGCGTACCGGCTTTTTTATGTTTAGTAATATCCAGTACATTGATAAATACAACCGGTGCTACATTGTATAAATAAAAATATGCATACATAGCTTCACAGGCATCATAGTTAGCAAAATCTGTACAATACCCTAACTGTGCTTGTGCATCGCCAATATCATTACAATATACCGGCACATTGGCTGCTACCGGGTCCGTTGCTAAGTGTACCGGTGCAACGCCAATAACTACCGGCACATCAGCATTTACTGTTGCAATTTGCTGTAAGGATGTCGCTTTCTCACTGACACCAATACCATGCTTAATTTCCATAATTACCTCCTATTCCTAATTAACGATTAGCCGCATCATATTCCGGTGTGCCTTTAGTATTCATTTTTTGCACTTTATCCGCATAATCAGCAGTTTTTACAATTAAACGCCGTAAGTACGGCTTTTTGGATAATTCCGCTTCAACATAATCCGGAACGCCACCAAAATACACTGTGTTTTTCACCAATTTATATCCTTGTTGCGTAGGTCCAATATAGATATAATTGGTTTCTTCCGGTTGCTTTTCTACTACCTGTTCCGGATTTAAACCTTCTTCAGGTTTAATCCCTTCATCTAAAATCTTCGCCATCCCAATTCACCTCCGGTACTGGCCTTCCTATTTCATAGCTAAAGTACATAAGCCCTTCCATATGATTTACGCCTTGCTGTTCAGGTACCTCCCAACGGAAAGGTTCAGCTAAAACAAAAGCACCTCCTAAGAATCTAGTCTTATCGAGGTGCTGTCTTACATGTTCGATTAAATTAAATAAATCACGCCAACATTCATCCTTGTTGGTATCATAGGTTCCAAAAGCAATATATCCTTTACAAACACCGCCTTGATTGGCTTTTCCGTCTTGTCCATCTGTCAACTTAATCAACACGTAAGGGTACAAGCTTTCGTCCATATTATCATTACGGCGGCTATTCTTTTCTTCGATTGGTATAAATTGCTGATATACCGTTACTTTGTTTTCTACCCCCTCAACCCTAATAGGTAGAGAGTACCCGGTTAAGGCACTCTCTATCTCTTTTTTTAGGGCATCGGATAAGGCAAGAGGAGTAAACATTACTTATCACCTGCCAATATCTGTTCTACATTATGGTCTAAGCGTTTAGTAAATGTATCCTTGATATTTTCTTCAATAGTTTCTCGTGATTCATCACTACCTGCCATTGCTGCAATAGACGGCCCAAATAATTGATCAATGGCAGCTCGTCTTTGCATCCCTTTAAAAACACCAATTTTATTTACCCGCTTCATATACTGTCCCGGTAAACGCTTATATATCCCAATGTGACCATTAGTCATTACGGTTTTAAATGCTCCCGGCAATGCTTTACCGCCATTTTTAACATTAGCACTTAATATACGACCTCGTCCAAACGTCTTTTTTTTAGGGCTATGAGCAAAATCTCGTAATGGCTGTGCACCGCTCGTCACATTAATAGTAGCCGAAATATCCTCACCAGAGTCTGGTTTAGTTACTTTAATTGCCTTTTTAATAAGGCCCACTTTGCCGATGTAATTATAGTTATCCTTAATTGTATCGGATACCGCTTTACCGGACCGGTTAGCCGTTTCATTGATGGTTCGCCGCAATACCTTAATGGCACCATTGGGGATATTTTCTAATTTCTTTTCTAATTCTTTGATTTCTGATGTATCAATGAGTATCATCCTACATCACTTCCTAAAATCAAGATGGCTAATCCGCAATCATCCGTGGCCGATATCACACTATATGTCAAACCATCAACTCGGCAATAGTCACCCTCAACAGGCAATCGTACCAAGTCTCTAACTTTTGCATGTACATATAGATATACTTCGTAGCTGCCATCAAAGCCCTGCCGGAAGCGATCATTTAATAATTTACTTGTATTCTTTTCAACGATGGCCAGCACTTCTTTGTCATCAATAATGTGCATTTCACCAAAATCGGAAAACAATACATTATCAATATCTTTCGCTATCTGATTGCGTAAACAACTAGCCAATTTTAACCGCTACAACACCTGCAGTCGCAGCGGCTTTATCACTAACAGCAATACCGGCAGGAGTATTACCATCAGCTGTGATAGTAATTTCTTTGTTTGTTTTAGGCCAGTACACTGCATCACCAACGGCCATTTTATCCGAGGCTTTTGCCTGGATTTCATAAACGCCCGTAATGCCTACCGTACCGGAACCGCCGGCCGGAATATTTTCCAACGCAACCCCGATACGAGTTGCAAATGCTACTACATTGCCATAAGCAACAGCTTCAGTAGCCGTAAATGTAACAGTTTCACCTTTATTCACATACGTTGCCATAGTTATTTACCTCCTACTCTGCACTTTTATACAAGCCTTTATTATAAAGTAGATCGGAAGAGCACACG